ACCCCTACTTCGCCCACTACCACCCCCGTGCAGATTCTGCACCGGGGGGTAGTGCAGGCTCTGCACCGGAGGGGGTGAAGCAGGACGACCCCCCCGGGTGCAAATCTCGCACCACCCCGGTGCAGGATGCGACACCCGGTCTAATAGAGGAACCGTCTACTAACCGTCCTCTAACCGAAAAAGACTTCCTCCACGAGGTCTTCGATCTTTGGAAGCAACTCACCGGTCGCAACGGCTCGACGAAGTTCAGCCCGAAGCGTCAGCGGGTGATCAAAGCGAGGCTCAGCGAGGGGCACACCGAGGACGAGATCCGCCGTGCAGTCTTCGGCTGCAGCCGCTCGGACTGGCACATGCAACGAGGCAAGTACGCCGACCGGGACGGCGATCGCCACGACGACCTGACTCTGATCCTCCGCGACAGTGAGCACGTCGAGCGCTTCGCTCGCATGGCCGGCGATGCCCCGCTGCCGGGTGGGCGGCCCGACGTCACCGAGACCGCCGCGGCGTCGACGACGTGGAAGCAGGCGAAGGATCGGCTGAGAGCTTCAGTGCCCGAGTCGACCTTCCAGTTGTGGCTTGAGCCGCTGGAGATCGCCGGCGAGCGCGACGGCACCCTCGTCCTCCTCGACACGCGAGACCAGGGCGCCTGGACCTCGCGCCGTTATAGGGGAATCATCCTCGAAGCGGTCAAGGCCGTCACCGGCGACTACACCGCGGTCGAGCTGATCGACCACACCGGCCTCGAACTTGAGGAGGCCGCGTGATCACCAGGGTCGACGAGACCGTGCTGCGTCGATGGCGTTGGCGGATCCCGCTCGATCTTCCGTGCTGCGACGAGTTTTTCGACGGCCAGGGCTTCACCTTGACCCGGCGCGCCGCCCTGCGGGCCGCACGCCGCCGTGAGCGCGTCGGGTACGGCCAGCTTGGCCATACCCGCTGGGAGCTAGCCCAGTTCGCCCTACGCCAGCACGGCAAGCATGACGATGTGCTGGAGCCCGGCTGGTGGTTCCCAGAAGGCTTCCCCGACCGGCTCACGTGGAAGGCGTGGCTGCCTCGGACCTGGACCGTCCTGATGGTCGCCAAGGTCCTGATCGCGCTCGCCCTGAATCGCCACGTCTCGATCGACTACGTCGCCGAAGACTGCTGGTGCGCGGCTAGCGGCGACAACGATTCGTTTCAGAGCCAGGAAGGCACCTTCTACAGCTGGACCGAGCTACGGACGCTCGCCGGCTTCCGGCCAAGCCGCTGGGTCTTCGCGGTCGAAAGGGAATCGACCTGATGGGCACCGCAACGATCGCCCGCCTCGCGTCCTGCCAGCGCTGCGGCCACTCCTTCACCTCCACCGAGCGAGAGCTCGACAACTGCCCGCGCTGTGAAGACGGGCAAATCCTCTGGGGGGGGGCTTTGCTGCTCCCCCTTCACCAACCGACCGGCAGAACTGCCGGTGAGAAGGGAAACACAATGAGCACCACGTCCACAATCGAGGCACCGCAGGTCCAGATGATCCCGACGACCAAGATCGTCCAGGTCGCCGGCATGAACCCCCGCGGGAGCTTCTCGCACGACGATCCCGAGTTCCTGCAGCTGAAGGCCTCGATCGAAGAGCGCGGGATCGAAACGCCGATCAAGGTCGGGCCCGCCGAAATCGAGTCGGGCGACGAAATGTTGCACCCGGTGATCTGGGGCAACCGGCGCCACGCGGCCGCGCTCGAGGCAGGCCTCGCCGAGGTGCCCGCGATCGTCGACGAGACGCTCGACGAGCAAGGGCGCTACTTGGCCGCGCTCTCGGAGAACCTCGACCGCGCCGACATGACGCCGCTGGCCGAGGCCCGGGCTCTTCGCCACCTTCGCGTCGACCTCAAAATGAAGCAGGCCGATGCCGCCAAAGCAATGCGGATGTCAGAGCGAGGTGCCCGCGATCGCGAGAAGCTCCTCGACATGCCCACCGATGTCGGTGAGGCACTGAGCGGCCGAGAGATCCCGCTCGAGGCGATCCCTCACTTCGCTGCGATCGCTAAGGCTTGCCCGAATGCGGCGCAGGGCATTGTCGCCAGGGCCCGCGAAGGCTCCTTTCCTTACAGCGTGTCGAGTGCCTCTGATTTGAAGAGCGCCACCGCGGTCGCTCGGATGCTCGCCGACGTTGCCGAGAAGGCGGGCATGGTCAAGGTGGTGCCGGCTGGCTACTACAACGGCGGGGTCAACTTCAACAAGCTCCCGCTCGAGGCCGAGGACCGCAAGCGGCTCAAACCGATCTGGGAGGAGATCCCGCCGAGCCCCTACGGCGGCGCTCGCGTCGGCTTCAAGTTCGACGAGAAGGACGGGAAGGCTGCTGCGAAAGCCGGAGCGCTCCTTGAGTTCGAGGGCGACTCCTACATCACCGACCCGAAGCTGATCGCCGAGCTCGCCGAGAAAAAGCTGCCGGTGATGGCGAAGGCGGCGAAGGAAGCCCAGAAGAAGGCCAAGAGCCGAGGCGACGTAGGGCAGAGCGCCGAGGATCGCAAAAAGCAGGAGGAGCGCGAGGCGCGCAAGCGCAAGCGCGAGGAAGAGATGTTCGCTGGGGCCAACAAGGAGCTTGGCGATCGCCTCAATGCTCTCTCGAACCCGAAGGCGACCGACCTGGAGATCGTGCGCCTCATCTGCTCAATGGCCCTGGGCGACGAGCCGATTGACCTCGTCGACAAGGGTCTCGGCGTTCTCGATCCTGACACGTACGCCACCCGCGAGGACGACGATCCCTCCGGCGGCGACCCGGAGCGGTGGGCCGATCAAGTCGTCCTCGACGAGCTCGCAGCGGCGAAGAACGCCGGCGAGTGCTACCGGATAGTCCTTCGAGCCGTTCTGGCACGGCGCCACACCCTCGCCCCAAAGCCGACCTATCACGAATGGGTGCCCATCCCTGGCGCGGAGCGCGACGACGTGCTCGCCGGCCTCGACGAGGTCGCGGAAAAGCTGGGGATCCTGCCCAAGCTGGCCCAGGAGCGGGTGGCTGAGCGCCGCAAGAAGCGCGAGAAGGAGGCCAAGGAAAGAGCCGAACGCGAAGCTGAGGAGGCTAAGCAGCTCGAAAAGGCCAAGGCCGCAGCTGACAAAGCGCTGAAGCTGATCGAGAAAAAGCCAGGCCAGAGCACTCCTGACATCGCTCAGATCCTCCACGTGCGTGGCGACCTGCTCCTCTCGATCCTTCGCGATTTCGAGAAGGACGGGCGGATCCGCAGAGACGACGATCGCAACTGGCATCCCGCCGCGGGCAAGGACGACTCGGCTCAGGTCAGCGGTGCGGCGAAAGGTGGAACGCGGGCTGAGCGGGCCATTGCGTTGATCGCTGCCAACCCGGGGATTACGGCCCCTGACATCGCCAAAGCGATGAAACTCAAGCCGAACTACCTGTACGGGATCCTTGGCCGTCTCGAGAAGGAAGGCAAGATCGAGAAGGAAGGCCGCGAGTACACGGTGGTCGACGCGACCTGATGTCAGCTGCTCGCGACAGAGCAGCCGCGAGCGAGGGGGCTACGGTGGACGTTGGCCCCCTCGCTGGCGGCTGCCACGGATCGGGCGACGAGGTTTCGTGGTGAAGGATCCGATTGCAGGCCAGCGCCAGGCGGTCAACGATCACAAGGCGGCCTCGTTGCTATGGGTCGACTCCGGTCAGCCGTGCCCCGTCTCGGTGGGCGACATCTTCGAGCTGCGTAGCTGCCGGATCCAGATCACCAAAACACACCGGATCAAACATGGGGGCCAGCCGAAGTGGAGGGCCGCCTTCGACCGATACGACCGTAAGTCGGACCGCCTTCACCTACTCACCGCGACGGGGGACTACACCGAGGATCCCGATCTCGCGCTTGGGCTCAGAGAGGACGTGCACGACGCGGCGACGCTCGACCCGATTGCCGAGGAGGACCGGAGCCACGAGCACAAGAATGCCGGGGAGCCGCTGGAGCCGGAGGCAGTGCCGCCCCACGAGATCCCGCACTACCAAGGTAGCGTCGACGCGCGCCACAACTACCTGCTCGAGATGTCGAAGGAGAGGATGGCCGAGCAGGCAGAGCCGCTCGAGCTTCGCCTGCTGCGCCTTCGCCAGGAGGCGCGCTCTCGCCACGTCGACATCAGCTCGGAGGTCCGAGTGATCGAGAAGCGGATCGAAGCCGCCGAACGCAAGGTGCTGGAGCGTGCAGCGTGATTCCGTCCGGCCGGAACTGCACTATCCCGCCCGAGCCAGCCATCGGCCCCTATACGGGCGCGGCGCGGTTGTCAGAGACTTCTGCGCACGGCAGGCTCTCTCACCTCCCTGTTGTCCCTGCCCGCCGTCGGGCACTTGGTGTCTCTGGCGGCGGGAGCTTTCAGTTTCAGCTTGGCTGATGCCGCGCGCTGCCAAGGTTTGCTCGAGGCCCGACTGCCCTGAGCTGCAGCCCTGCCCGCACCATGCGCCGAAGGCTTGGAGCGGCAGCGATAGACGCCAGCGCCTGCCGAAGGATTGGGAGCGTCGCCGGCGCCGAATCCTTCGGCGCGATCCCATCTGCAAGATCTGCGACGACGCTCTCTCGACGCAGGTCGATCACATCGACGGGAGCGACGACCACCGCGACGAGAACCTGCAGGGATTGTGCGAGCCCTGCCACAAACGGAAGACCCAGCGCGAAGCTGCAGCTGCCAGGGGTAAAGCCCCTGGGGGGTGACCCCCCTCGGCCCGTTTGTCAGGGACCGGTGAGGGCTGCCGCTCGCGGTGTGTACGAGTCTGGGGGGTTTTGGGGGGGCGCCGCAAGGCGTAGACCGGCAGACCTGCCGGTGCCCATGGAATTTGTCAACGCCGCCGCGGCCGCATGGCCGGAAGGGGCCCAGCACCCAAGCCGCCGGGCCAACGCCGGCGGCGGAACAAACGAGACGAAAGCGAGCTCCCCGCCGAGGGGTACAAAGGCACGGTCCCGGCTCTGCCCAAAACGTGGCGCATGGAGCGCGTCGTCTGGAAGAAGAACAAAGACGGCGAGAAGGAGCCCACCACCAAGGTGGTCCAGATCACCTTCCTCAAGGCGACCCGCGATTGGTATGCGGCCTGGGGCCGCTCGCCGATGGCTGCCGAGTTCACCGAGGTGGACTGGCAGCGCCTGCAGCGGGTTGCCCGCTTGGTCGATCAGTACGAGCGCAACCCCGCGAAGGACCTCATTGCGGAGATCCGTCTGCAGGAGGCCGGCTTCGGCGGAACGCCGCTCGATCGCCGGCGGCTCGGCCAGAAGATCGGCGGCAAGGGCAGCTCAGAGAAGGGGAGCTCGAAGGCCAACGGCGACGCAAAGTCGAGCGAGGCGAGCAGTCGCCGCACTCGCTTGGAAGTCGTGAAGTAGTCGGGGCGATAGGTGGAGGCGACGCTCCCGCCTGTCGCCTTCCCGACGCTTGGGTGGCAGGTGATCGACTGGATCGAGGCGTTTCTGTGTCACGGCCCGGGCGACGTGCAGGGCGACGACATGGAAATCGACGACGAGATCGCCCTGCACATCTGCTGGGCGTATCGAGTGTGGCCGCAAGGCCACAAGCTCGCGGGCAGGCGCCTGGTCGACCACGACGTGCTTTCGCGGCCGAAGGGGCGAGCCAAGTCAGAGATCGCCGGCGCGATCGCGTGCGCCGAGGCGCTGGGACCGGTGCGTTGTGATGGCTTCGATGCCGAAGGCGAACCCGTTGGCGTGCCGATCGTTTACCCGTTCATCCGTTGCCTGGCGACCGAGGAGGAGCAGACCGGCAACACCTACGACAACGTCGTCTACATGCTCACCGAGGGCAATGCCGCCGATGAGTACGCGATCGACGTCGGCCTGACTCGGACCTTCATCAAGGAGCCCGATGGCGGGGAGATCGTTCCCTCGACGTCGGGCGACGCATCGAAGGACGGCGGCAAGGAGTCCTTCGTCGTTGCCGACGAGACCCACCTCTACGTCCAGAACGTGCTGCGCAGCATGTACCGGACCGTCAGCCGCAACACCGGCAAGCGCAAGGCGGCTGAACCGTGGCGTCTCGACACCACTACCGCGTGGCACCCAGGTGAGCACTCGATCGCGGAGCACAACGCCGATCTCTATGCCGAGCTCGACCTCGAGGACGCCATCACCAAGAAGGGCGTCCTCTACGACCACCGTCAGGGCGACGAGCCCAAACGCTTTGGCGACGATCGCTCCCTGATCAAGGCACTGAAGACGGGTTACGGCCCGGCTGCTGACTGGATGGACTTCCCGCGAATCGTGCGCCTGATCCGCGAGGCTGAGGAGCCCGAGACCGAGGCGTATCGCTACTGGCTTAACCGGCCGCGAGCAGCTGCGGAGCAGTGGCTTTCACCCGAGCAGATCAAGGCCGTCTTCGATGAAAGTCTCGAAGTGGAGCCCGGGTCGATGATCGCCGCCGGCTTCGACGGCTCCGAGAACGACGATCACACTGGTCTCATCGGTTGCACGGAGGCGGGTGATTCCTTCGCAATTGGCCTCTGGACCCCCGGGAAGGATGACGACCTTGGCTGGCGCGCCGAGGTCGACGCCGCGGTGGACTGGATGTTCGAGACCTTCCAGGTCGTGCGCTTCTATGGCGATCCGCCGTGGTGGCAGGACGAGCTGGGCAGATGGGCCGCCGAGTACTCGGACCCGACGCGCAAGTCGACGCTGCCGGTCGCCGAGTTCTGGACCAATGTCGAATCCAAGATGGCGGTCGCGTCGGGAGCGCTTCGGACGGCGATTCGGCAGAAGGCATGCCGGGTCAACCCCCGTCCACTGCGCACCGAGCCTCAGACCCGCAAGGGCCGGCCCCTATTGCAATGGCACTTCGAAAACGCGAAGACGCGAAAGGTGCGGATCAAGCTCGAGGACCGGGCCGAGGAGGCGCATGTGATTCGCAAGGACCGGCCCGGGTCCCCGCGGAAGATCGACGGCGCCGTGGCGTCGATCCTTGCGCGACGGGCCCGAGATGACGCGCTGAAGCTGGGTGAGTTCGTGAAGAAAAAGAAGCACCGTCGAGCGTCCTGGTGAGGAGGTGAGCATGGCGAGCGAGACAGAACTCAAGGAGCAATTGCATCGGCTGAGCGAGGCCCTCTCGAAGCGGTCGCCGCAGATTGCAACGCTCGACCGCTACTACGAGGGTGAGCACCCGCTGCCGCCGCTGATTCAGGACGAACGTGTCTCGCGGGCCTACCGCAAGCTCATGCGCATGGCCAATGCCAACTGGCCGGCGCTGATCGTCGATTCCGTCCAAGAGCGCCTCGAGGTGCAAGGTGTCCGCTTCGGGGACCAGGCGGCCGATGACGAGGCGTGGCAAATCTGGCAGGCCAATAGCCTCGACGCCGGCTCCTCGATGCTGCACCAGTCGACGTTGATCGACGGCCGCGCATTCGCGATCGTCTGGGGCGACGGCTCTCAGGATCCTCAGCCGGAGATCACGGTCGAGCACGGGTCGCTGTGCATCGTGGAATACGAACCGGGTCCGCTAGGTCGACGGCGGGCCGCGCTGCGCCGTTGGTGCGATGGAAAGAATTGGTTCGCCAACCTCTACCGGCGCGACGGGATCTACAAGTTCAAGTCGAGCGCCGAGTCCGAGCAGCTGCCGAGCACCGTGGATGGCTGGGTGCGCCACGACGTCGACGGTGAGGACTGGCCCCTCGAGAACCCACTGGAAGACATCCCGGTGGTCGAATTCGCCGTGAACACCTCGTTGCGGCCCAACCCCTTCGGCACCGCGGCGGGCGAGTTCGAACGGAATCTGCGCCACATCGACCGGATCAACTACAAGGTCTTCTGTGGGCTGGTCGCGCTCACCTGGTCGGGCTTTCCCTTGCGGGCCCTGATCGGCGATCCGATCGAGTACGAGCCGGAGAAAGACGGTGACGGCAAAGTCAAGGTCGACGGTGACGGTGATCCGATCGAAAAAGCCAAGCCGCCCTTCGACGTCTCCGCGACCGGGATCGTCCAGCTCGAGAACCCCGACGGCAAGCTCGTGCAGCTGCCAGAGGCGAAGATCGACAATTACTCCGCAGAGGAGGACATCAAGCATCTCGCAGCGCTGACCAAGACGCCGGCCCACTACCTCCTGGGCGAGATGGTCAACCTCTCGGCCGACGCGATCCGGGCGGCCGAGGCGGCGCTGGTGTCG